GTGTCTGGCCGGTAAGCATGCAGAACGTCGCGAGGCTCTTTGCCTCGAACTTGGCTAGAAGTCGGGCTCGTCTTTTGGGTCCGAGTCCTCCTCGACCACACCGGCGGCGACGCGAGCTGCTGCATAGCTGGTGTTGTCGAGGTAGTCGTTCCAGCCGGCCTGTGTGTCCTTCGACCAGGTTTTGATCTGCTCGGGGTTCAGTGCCGCGACGTAGGCGACGGCGAAGATGAGCTGAATGTTGTCACTCTCGGCGACTTCGGCACCGGTGAGCTGCTGCACTCGCTTGAGTGCCCGGCCGGTGAGTCCCTGCAGTTTGTCCTGGAATCCTGTGCTGCTCATAGTCCTGCGTCTCTCTTTCGTTGGATGACCTCGCGGCGCACGCGGAGTACGGCGAAGGGGGTGACTCGTTCGAGCGTGATGAACATGAACGGGTAGGGCGCTTGCGGATCCCAGCGGGTGCCGGCGTGATTCATCGCGACGTAGATACCGCCACCGTGTGACTTGCGGCTAGCGCCACCGGCTTTCGCGTAGGCCCGCATGTTCGAGCCCTTGGCACGGATCGACTTCTTCGTGCGGCCGGTGTAGACCGGGGCGATGACGTTCGCGATGGTGAACGTCCTCGCCGCGATCTGGTCGAACGCCGGCTTGAGCTGTCGAACCGTCTTGTAGAAGACCGTGAGCTTGTCGAGCAGAGGGCGCTTGCCCTCGATCGACAGCTCGATCTTCATGGTGGCCATGAGCTATGCGGCTGCCGTAACTCGAAGCGGTACGCCGGTGCACTCCCACTCGACCTCGAACTCGAACTCTTCGTCGGCGTCGCCACCGAATCCGGGCTTGCTGCCGATTGTGCAGGTGCCGGTGAAGTGCGGCTGCTCGGCGGACGGGATCGCGTTGCCGTAGGGGCGAGCGATGAACTCGACCTCTTGGCCGGAGTTGAGCCATGCGAACGTCCAGAACGAGGTGGTCTGGAAGTCCTGGAATGCGGTGCCGCGCAGGTACCACGTCTTGGTGTCGCCCTCGGCCAGTCGAGCGAACGTGACGAACGATGCGTCGTCGCCGTCGTCGGGCTCGACGCGGAAGCCTTTGATGTCGGTGTTGTATTCCTCGCCGTCGATCAGGATCGACAGGTCCTTACCCTTGGTGCCCTTGAAAGCCATTGCGGTCACTCTTCTTTCATGTCGATTGCGTACGACGCCGTGATTTCAGCGCCGAGATATTTCGTGTCGCCCTCGGTGAACTTCGGCGACTCGACCTCGATGTCCTGCATGTGCGGATGCAGGGCGAGCAATGCGCGGCCGATCATGTCGTTCAGCGCATCGCGGACAACGGTGTCGGTTCCCCTGCCTGCGACGATCTGGATCGTCCAGTTCGTCTTGAACGGTTTGCCGTGGGTCACGCCGCCGGTGGTTTCGACGGAGGGCAGGGCGGGGCAGACGACGACGACGGGCGGCACGGTCTTCTGCACTTCCCACCCTTGGACGGTGAGGCCAGCCACCTTGAGGGTGTCGATGATCTCGGCTTGCGTTTGCGTGAGGTTCATCAGAACGGAGCCACATAGCGGCGTACCTCGCGGATGATGACATTCATTGGGTCCCTGGATGATCGAGCCGAGACGACGTTCTCGAACCGGTCGGTGAACTGGCTCGGGCCGGCGTTCTGGTCGAAGATCTCGGCGGCGACGTTGAGGTACCACCGCTTCATGGTGGCGTCTGGGATGGGGCGCATCGGGTCCGAGCAGAAGTCGTCCACCATTGCGATGGCCGAGTCGAGGTCGCGACGTGCTGCCTGTTCGTGGTCGTCGGCACCCGCGCCGACGTACGTGCGGAACTCTTCGAGCGACGGCACTGCTGCGGCATTGGGATTGGCCGGCGTTCCTCCGTCCACGTCGCCGGTCGCGGGTGTCGTCATCAGACGGTCCAGGTGATGCGCGTGAGTCCCTTGGGCTGTTCGCTGTAGATGCCCTGGTAGCCGTAGAGCGAGAAGTCCTTCGTCAGGTTGATGATGTTCTCGTCCTGCAGGCTGAACGGTGCGCCGGCCGATTCCATCGTGGTGATGGCTTCACGGGACGCGACGGCCGCGTAGTTGGCGGGAAGGCGCGGCACGCAGATGACGGGCTTGCCGGCGATCTGTCCGGTGAGCTCGATGGAGCCGAGGTCGAAGTTGCCGGCCCAGGTGTTCTGGCCGTTGCCGGCGACCTCGAACACGGGACGGCCGGTGCTGTCCTCGATCAGTGCCATGCCCTTGGCGACATCGCGGCTGACGATGATGGCGTCGGCGGCGAGGCCCTTCGAGTTGTCCTCGATGGCCCAGGCGGCGTCCATGATGACCGAGATCCACTCGGGTGCGCTGTCGGGCTTGCCGGCCCCGGCGAGTGCGATGAGGTTGGTGGAGTCGGCACCTGCGGTCGGGAGTGCGAGCAGGAATGTACGTACGTACAGCTCGAACGCTTCGGCGTACTGGATGCCCATCCACCGCATGCCGGTGTCGAGGATCGCGACCTTGGATCGTTCGATCGCCTGCCGGCTGAAGCTGGTGTAGCCGCCGACGGTGCGGACGGTGCCGGACCCGGTGCCGAGCTTGATCTCGAGGTAGGCGAGATCGTCGCCCTCGGCAGCCTGGACGGTGATCGCGCCGGTCTCTTCGATCACCTTGGCGTACTCGAAGCTGTTGCCGTCCGGCGGCAGCGATTCGCGGGAGAAGATGGTCGACAGGGGCCGGCGACGGTTCGTGAGCCGCAGCTGCTTCTCCAGCCAGTACGGGCGCTCGACGCCGTCTGCGACGACCTGGCCGGTGTAGGCCCGGGCCTCGATGCGCTCGGACTCGATCTCGTCCATCGCCTCGCGGATGGCGGTGACGGTGTCGGTGTCGCCCTTGGCCATTGCCTTGAGCAGTTCACCACCGGAGCGGGTGCGGAACTCACGTCGGCCGCGTGTCTGCTCGCCGCCGCCGTCTTCGAGTACTCCGAGCCGGCGCACCAGCTCGGCGTTGTCGGTTCGGAGCTGCGCCACCTCGGGGTGGGCCGCGACCAGCCGCGCAAATTCTTCGGGGTCCATGGTTGATTCCTGTTCTGTTACAGCGCTTCTCACGCTTTCGATGACCGCGCCCTTGTAGGCGGGGTATTCCACGATCGACACCTCACGCAGTGCGACCTTCGTGCGGACAACCACACCGTCGCGGACTTCATGCTCGACGGGGAGGAACCCGACCGAGAAGAACTTCAGTACTCCATCGCGGGCGAGTTCGAGCACCTCGTCGCCGCGTTGGGTGTTGGCGATGCGGCACTCGACCTGCTGACCGCCGTCAACTGCTCGTGACGACACGAGCACACCAACCGGCAGATCGCCACGCTTGAAGCCGCCATGATTGGCGTGGACGGACACCAGCTCACCGTCCGTGATCGAGCCGCGGACGAACTGCTCGGTGTACTCGCCGGCGTTCGTGCGGACGTTGGTGATCTGGTCCCACGGGACGGCGATGCCGGAGATGATGCGGGACTGTTCATCCACGACACCAATTGCGGCAGTACGGATCTCGACATCTTCGAGCACGGGAGCCGATCGGGTCTCGATCGAGCGGGCGTCGATGACGGCCTGCCGGACGAAACAGTCCTTCGCCTCCAGCAGCTTTCGCAGTCCGGTCGTCAGCTCGGGGCCGGAACCTAGAGTGTCGGCCATCTCGGTTGCCATCTCGTGGGCAAACAGCGAGACGCGCTGCAAGTGAGCCGGCAAATGCTTGTACTCGAACAGGTCGAGCAGGTGCTGTGTCGCGGGATGATGGGTCATGCGGTCCTCTTGTTCAGTCGGTACCAGCGTCGGATCTGGCCGGCGGTCCAGTCGGGGCGTTCGTCGCTGGCGGCGCGTTCGAGGCAGGCGTCGAGGCCTGGGTCGATGGTGTGGATTTCTGCGCCGGCGCGGCGGTATTGGGCGAGCATGACGCGCGTCGGGTCGGTGTCGATGATCCATGCGTCTGTCACGACGCCCATGAGGATCTGCGAGATTGCGGCGTGTCGGGCTTTCTGGACGACGCGGCGCATCGGCAGTGGGGTGTCGTGGTGGCCGGTCGAGCCGAATGCGACTGCGAGACGGTCGAAGTCGACAATGGTGTCGCCGGGTTCGGCGTTGTCGGTGATGAACGTGGATTTGCCGGCGCACGGTGGGCCGGTAACGACGTGGATCATGCGTCGATCTCCTTCGGCTGGTCGACACGTTCGGAGGGGATCTTGGTGGGCTCGGCCTTCTGGATCTCGTCGCCGCCGGGGAGCTTCGCGAGGCCGTCGCGGGCGCGGAGCTCGTTCGGGGTGCGGGTGCGGTTGTTGACGTTGGCGGTGTCGACTTCAGCCTTTGTTTTCGAGTCCATGCGCAGCAGGCCGCTCTCGTCCAGCTCGACGCGGTGGCCGGAGGGGATCGGCTGCGAGAGGCCGGATTCGACGCTGTTCATGTACTTCGCCAGGGTGGTGGTGAGGAACTGCAGCGTCGACTGTTCGAGGTTCTGGTACGTGCGGGACTCGGTGCCGCCGGGGACGAGAAGGTCGAATGCTGGCGTACCGCAGATTCGGACGATGCGGCGGTCGATCGAGTCCTGCACCTCGAGCATCTGCGCTTCGGCGGGCTTGAGGTGCAGGGCGTTGTAGGTCAGGCCGGACGAGAGGATGACGCTGCGCCCGCGGTTCGAGGCGAGGAAATTGTTCCACCGGGTCTGGAGTTCCTGTGCCTGGCTCTCGTTCAGGTGGGTCTCGGTGTTGAGGGTGCCGGACGGCACGCCGGCATCGAACCAGTCGGCCTGGAAGTCGCGGAGGGTGATCGCTGCACGCAGCTCGGCCTGCGCCAGGTGACGCGGGCCGATGCCTCGTGCCTCGCCGGTGATGGCGGTGTGCTTGCGGTGGATGATCCGCGAGCGGGGAACCTCTTTGCCCATGTGCCCGTAGATGAGTGGACCCCAGGTGCCGTCCGGCTTGCGCATGCGGACGACGGTCATTTCCTCGGGCGAGGTCGGGATCAGGTTGACGGTCTGCGGGTCACCGACGCGGAGCCAGAAGAATTCTCCGTGCAGCATCAGGTCGTTGACTGCCAACTGCACGAACTCCTCGTAGTCCATGTCGAGGTTCGGCCGGCTGACGATCGACGGGTATTGCCGCGAGGTCGGATCGAGGAGCGCGCCGACGTTGTCGCGGACGGTCGGGCGCATCGAGGACATCATCGTGTTGATCTCGTCCATCGAGCGGGCGAATGCGGACACCTTGAGGGCTTCGCGCCAGCTCACGTCCAAAGATGTTCTGGCAGGAGGCATTACGCCGGGTAGTGGTGAGGTGCCGCCAGCGGAGTCGATCGACCCGCTGCGTGTCTCCACGCCGGTTCCGAATCCGAAGAACTTGCCGATTGCGTTCATTGCTGGGGAACGCTAATCCCATCGGTGTGATTCTCATGTCCGGGTTTTCAGAAGACGCTGATGGGAATGCCTGTGGGTTGCTGCTGCTCGGCGATGAACACACCCATCACCATCGCGTACACCGCGTCGATGTCACCGAGCGATTTGTTCATGTCGATCACCACACCCTGGCCGGCCGACACGGTGACGGTGCGGGGGATCTGCTGCTCGATCTCGAGGTCGCCGGCGTGCTTGAGTCGACCATCCTTGATCATCGAGTGGACGGTGGCGGTGGCGTTCGCGATGTTCCCTCGGGTCATGTACTCGGCCGGCAGGTGATGCTGCTGGCCCAGGGCGAGGACGGTCTGACGCATCGTCTCGGCGTCCGTGACGAACTTCTCCACCTGGACCACCTTGGACAGCTCCACCAGTTTCCGCTCCAGCAGCTCGGTGTTGCCGAACGTGATGGTGCCGATCAGCTGGGTATAGACCACTTCCTCGTGCTTCACCGACGCCACGATCGACACGTAGTCCCACGATCGACGGGACCGGGCGAACGAAATGATCAGCGGGTTCCTGCGGGCGACGGCAGGGATCGGCCCGAACTTGGTCGCGTTCCACACCGGCAGCGGCATCCAGATGTTCTCGACGGACACCATCTCGTTACGGCGGTAGCGGCGATACTCGCTCTCCTGCATACCTTTTCCGTTGCGCAGCTCCGACTCCAAGTCGATGCGGCCGGACGCAATGGCGGGGTTCGCCTGGATGAGCGCCTCGGGTGAGTACAGCGACAGCTCGGGATCGGCCACCCAGAAGAAGAATCCGAACCTCGGGTTGTGGTCGTCGGCCTTCGCTGCGGCAGCCTCGCCGGTGGCGTAGAGCAGTTTCAGCAGCTCGGAATTGTCGTCACCGGAGGTCGTCAGTCCGAGCACGAGTGCCTTCGGCTGCGCCGACGCACCGAGCACGAGAGCATTCCACGCGCCGGGCTTGAGGATATGCAGCTCGTCCAGCAGCATCAGGTTGCCCGAAAAGCCCTGTAGCCCTTTACCATCACCGGCAGCCTTGACGACATAGTTCGCGGGTTTGCGAGGGTTCTTGCTGGTGATACCGGATCGGTCGGTGGTCTTGAACCGAGACTCCAGCAGCGGCACGTTGTCCACGCAGTACCGCGTCTTGCGGTACAGGTTCTTCGCCTGCTCGACGGTGCTCGCGAGGGAGATCACATCGGGCGCACGGGGCACCATGAGGATCAATCCGTACAGCGCGAACACCGCACCGAGGACGGTCTTGCCGTTCTGACGGCCCATGCTGATGACGACCTGCTGGTACACGAGCTTGCCTGCGAGAGCTGGGTTCTCGTAGTCGGCCGGGTACTTCTGCAGCACCTCACGAATGAGCCACTTCTGCCACGCGTCCAGGCCGAACTCGTCGGACTGCTCGAACACGAACACCGCCTCAGCGAGACGGATGAGCATGTCACCCTCGCTGTAGTCGGGGTTCTCGATCGGACGCGTGTACCTCGAGGGCATCCACACCGGCGCTTCGACCATGGCCGGCGCGGTCATGCCGGCGGCGGCGGTCCGTGCAGGATGCGTTCGAGGGCATCATCGAATGGGTCAGACTTGTCCGTGCCGGCGTCATCTGGTTTACACTTGCGCAGCTCCACGAACAACATGCGGAACTCCATGGTGAGACCTGCTGGGAGTGCTTGCCCCTTAGTGGTTTTCACGTCCAGCAGTCGAGCCACATGCATCAGGGACGTGACCAGCGGCGCTTCCGAATCGTCCACCCACTCGTTCGCAGACAGGAACGTCGTGACCGACTCCTCGTACGTCTCACTCAGCACGATGCCCACCGGGACCACCACCTCTCACTCCATGCATGACATCATGCATGATCAACCATCCACCATGCATGACGCCATGCATGAATATTCACTCGATTCTCGTCCCAACTGCTGGAACTCGACCTCCAGCCACCCTGGGGGTGAACATTTGGGAAGCCCCTCGGTGTCGACCGTCCCCTTGGCAAAAACCAAGGGGCCTGCGACACCCCACCATGCATAGATTCCATGCATGACAGTGGATGATCATGCATGGATGAGTATGCATGATCATGGATGATTCTATGCATGACGCACTGACGGATCGAGATGCTCTTCGAGGTGCTGCTGTAGCAGCCACTCCATCTGTGCGTGCGGCATGGTCACGTACTCCATCACGCCCTCGTTCGAGTACCACTCCACTACCAAGCCATACGCACAGCCCTCGTGTGGGCAGTACTTAGTGGTGCGCACCTGTAGCTGAGGGAAGGGGTTCTCGATCATGTGCTTACTCCGAAGTAGTCAGTGTGGAACCACGTCTTGCGGCCGGCCTCCACCTTGTCACCCTTGCGCCTGTTGCAGCCGAAGCACAGCAGCATCAGGTTGTCCTCCTCGTGGCAGCGCACTATCACCCACGGCACCACGTGGTCGATCTCGCATCGGTCATCACTGCCACACTTCTGGCACACATAGCCGGCCCTCGATCGGACACGAGCAGCCATGTCCTTCGGTATGTCGGGCCTGCGTTCGTCAGCCATGGAGCGCCCTCTTCACTAGTTCCATCCGTGCCTCCACCACATGCTCTGCGTTGTGGTGGTCGGGTATGGGCACGCCGGCCCACACCATGCCGAGAGCGTGATGCTTCAACGCGAGATGCGCGCACATGGCCATGACAGGGCAGCCAGCACACAGCTGCTCAGCGGCGTCACGCTTCGTCTTCCACTGCCCGCCAGCCACATTCGCATACTCGTACTCAGCAGCACGCCCTCGACAACGGCTCACCGGAAGAAGCTCTCCAACGGCTCACGCTCACCGCATACGCAGTGATGTGGACCTCTATGGCCCGGCTCAAGCACGCAGAGATGGTCGATATCGCCAGGGTCGGGCCACTCGTGATCGCAGATCATGGCTCGATCACCGGCTCTTCGATGATCTCGGGCTCGGTGTAGCCCCACGACATCGAACCCATCACGTTGCCCTCGGCATCATCGACCTGGACCACGATCATCTTCCGCTCCACGTCGTACGACACCGACGCGAACCGACCCGGCAGGCCATCGAGCGGCACCAACTGGCCCGCCATCAGACACTCACCGCCCACGAGGCACCCTCGCCGTCGCAGTGCACGCCGAGATGACCAGACTTCTTACGGCACAGCAGCGAACCGAATCCGTCCTCCGTCTGCGCATTGCACCGCGTGGCCTCGCTGTCGTTCCACCGGAACTCGTGATCGTCATGGTTACCCACATGGCCGGCATCGAGCCGGCACCGCCGGGGTAGATCGCTGGACAGATCAGATGCAGCACGAGACGGGCATTGTGTGCGTTCTTCCCAGGTCGCACCGTCACGATCGCGATGATGCCCGACGTGACCTGCGAGCCGGATGCAATGCAGCGTCCTGCCGGTGATTACGGAATCGGAGAACTCATGACACATCAGCTCCCCGCCGTTGACTTCGACTGCGAGCATGTCGGCACCGTCCTGGGCGACGATGTGCAGCAACGCTTCAGCGGCCGACTCCAGCGACTTACGCGCCGCCACGATCGAGCCGAGCGCCTGAGTCACATTCCATCGGTGATCGTCAGTCTCGGGTAGCCGAGACAACAGATGATTCGCCGCGCCCTCGATCACGATGGCCGGCCCAACCAGATCCGCTACTTGGAACGATGTCGCATCAAGCAACGTCGCCAGCTCCTTGTCCATCACAGCTTGCCGTTCCTCAGGTAGTCCTCGAACTTGCTGGCACGCAGAATCGTTCGATTGGTGGTGGAGGCGTATTGGACCGAGTCCGTGGGGGTCTCGGCAATGGACAGTGAGACGGCGAGTGACAGCGCGGTCACTCGCGTGTTGTCGTCCTCGAATCGGTCTGGCATCAGAACAACATCCCTTCAGGTACCGGCACCGCGTGCCGAATGTGATCGGACCCAACGAGAGTCAGGCCGCGTGAGTATCGAGCCGCCGCCGCCAGGTACAGGCCGGCCTCGGGCAATGTGATCGGTTCGCACCGACGAATCGGTGAGTTGTACATGTTGGCGAACAGCACCACATCTCGGTTGTGAGCAGCGGTCGATACAACGAACGATGCAGTGTCCGGTCGTGGTCCACTGCTGTGCTCGAAACCGAACTCATGTTCCGCACATACGGATTCGACTGCCTTCACTATCGACGGCGACGAACTGTAGAGACGTACAACGATCGCGCTCACCTATTACTCCTTCCTATAGATCCGAGTGGGTCACCCAACCGAAGACGGAATGGGGGCCTTGCTTGGGGACCTCCCAAGCCACCTCCCAAATTTCCGAACCCCGTTTGTCCGCACCAACGCCTCTAGCCTCACGTCCACTGGGACGCAAGGCCTTTCAGGTATTACCCGACATCGCAATGATCAGTTGCGAGCAGGTCCCAGCAGCTAGTTCTGCCGAGCTTCGTAAGGGTCCACATGACTAGAGCGGTCGGTTAGCGTCGGACTCACCAGATAGCGACGTAGAGCACGTCAGATCGGCGCTGCGGCATCACCGTCCAGCTGAGAGGGGTACGCAAGCCTGTTCATCGAATCGCGGCAGTCACGGCACACGTTCGGTACGGGAATGATTCGCTTGGGGTTGAACGGGCGCTCGCACACGTCGCACACGACGCGCTGCAAGCGGTCTCCGTGGTCGATCATGGCTTGTCTCCGGCCGCTATCTGCCAGTAGTGCGCTCGGTCGAGTTGGTGGGCCTGCTCGATGGTGTCTGACTCCACGTAGGCCAACTCGGCGCGCCTGTAGGCAGCAGCAGCGAGTACTTGGCATTCGTGGGCCGTCAGCGCGAGCGTGCGGAGCGCGGCCCGGTCGTCGGGATCTGCGGGGTGGCTTCTCACTGGTGGATCACCCACCGAATCTGCGGTTCATTCGTCGTTGAGAAGCAGGGGCGAAGAACCTCGATCACGTCATCGAACCAACGGATTTCGTCCCAGCGGCAGTAGATGACTAGCTCGTCGAGCAGTACGCCTCGACCCGCTCCAAGGTGTCGAATAGACCTGGGAGACCAGACCTCGTGTGCGCCGAACTCCATGCGGTCTTTCAGGCCCGACGCGTGGACGTGGTCCAACGTGCGGCCGATGATGACGCGCCGCCTCACCGGCATCAGCCCTGACCGCCGGCGAGGACGTAGCCGGCCAGCATCGCGAGCAGAATGCATGCGAAGCCACACGAGGGCAATAGCCACCACAGGAACGCTTTGCGGATGAACTCACGCAGCTGCTCGGTGGGCCACTGAGGGCGATCGGTCGGCGTCACGTATCGGCTCATGCATCTGCCTTCGGTTTCGCGAGAGATTCGATCTCGTCGCGGTCGAATAGGTGCGCTCCGGTGACGCCAGGCATCTTCACTGCGGTGAGTTGGCCGGCTGCGGCGCGGCGGTTCACGGTGGCTTTGCTCACACCGAGGAGCCGAGCGGCTTCGGCTGCGCCAATTACATCCATGTGATCCACAACGACGAGTGTGAGTCATTTGGATCGTTTGCGCAACCTACGACAGGTTTGTTTCTAGTTGCGCCAGTTGACGCATACGCCTACAGTGATCTTTATGACCAGAGCACAC